CACGATTAAACCCTCACGAGCCTTGTGACGGCTCTTAACAGCTTTCCGCTATGAGGGCGAAAGGAACTACTAAGTCCAATGTCGGGGAACCAAGTAAACCCCGAACAGGGCATGTTGGATTCGAACCAACGTATGCAGGAATCAAAATCCTGTGCCTTACCGCTCGGCGAATGCCCTATATTTATTGCCACATGAATGCTATGGCAAGTATTTGACCGAGCATTACCGCAGCACCGAGAAGTCTCGAGCTAACTGTCTCTTTTTCGTTTAATGTGGCACTTGTCATTCCCAATGCAATTAATGCCAGCCATACTGTTGTTACAATTTTTAGTACAAACATGATTTACACCTCATCTTCTTTAAATGTCGAATCAATTATGCATGTAAGAGTAAAAAACACTATTGAAGCAATTATTGCGACCAGGTCAGGAAAGAATATCGCATGAACCATACAGAACAACATCGCCCATGCAAAAAAGCCCTTAATGAACTTTGGCAAGTATTCAACAATAATCTTGCCTAAAATCTTCCACCTGCGCTTAGACTTAAGTTCGCGAGCCTTATCCATGTACCACTCTGCCTTGCTCATATCCTCTGCTACAGAACCTTTATGCCCGGCACGATATTCATACTTGTATGCAGTAATCTCACACCATTTAGCCACATCCTTAAGCCCGTAAATGTCAATCATTTCATCAATGCACTCTTTACGATTAGGCAAGTTATAGTGGCTAGGGTGATTTACCATTTCGGAATTAATTTTGTTAGACTCAAATCCTGTTAATTTCATCACTGTTAGCTCCTTTACTGTTATATATTATATATAACTAATATTTTATCGTAGTTGTATGTATATATATTATTATTGTGTATGTTGTTTAATTAATATATAACTTATGTTATAATAATAAATACTGCTTGGTGCGATTAAGGTATGAGTAAAGGCCTTTTTGTTTTGGGGGATATTTTGGGGGCTAAGTGGGGCAGTTTTTCGCTTTTTATATACACCCCCAGGGCACCCAATGCGCGCGCTGCTCAGCTCTCAGCCATCAAGCATTTTAAATTGTATTTATTGCATATACAATTCAGTTACATGCTTTCAACTCTTCGCTAAACAACTGTTTTGTGCATAGTTGCAATAATTCAGTAGCTCTCAAAGCCTTGTAATTCAAGGGATTAAAATTGTGTGTGTTGTATATACAATTACTTGGCATTATCAACCATGCTATCACCTGATAATGCTTTAATATTCTGACTATTTGAACCGCCTAACTGTGGTAATTCATTGGCCGTTAGCACCCTCGCTTGCGTAGCCTCGTAGCCAATTCCCGGCTGATTCATGCCAAACTCATTATTTCCAACGAACATAGCACCGACAGGGGATTTATTATCGTATGCCCTATCCTTGATGCAATCTTTGCGGATTCCTTGCAATTTTTCCCAAATCTCATAACTTTTATGGCTTGACTCTTTGTTTAGTCTCCAGTTATCTATAACACCACAATCAATATTACACCAATTACTAAATGCAACAGTACTGCATAGTTTATTATATTTATCACTAATATATATATATTCATCACATATATTATTTAATATATTATAGTTATATCTGTTGTAGTTAGTTAACATACATGTATTATCATATAACTGCTTATCTTTTAATATACTATTGTCATTAAATATAATCTCTCCGACTCTTTTACAGACAGCTTTCCAAGGCCTTTGACCCTCGCTTTTTAAATCGTCAATTTGTAATTCCTGGCAAGCCTGATTTATAGCCCTCTCAAAGTCCTCCCGATAAAGTTGGAAAGTGCCAAAATCAGCAATCAAATGTTTAGTTATATTTCCTTTAATTTTTTCCATTTTAGCACCTCAAAATCATAAAATAAAAAAGCCCGCACCGCTTGGAGCAATTCCAAACAGTACGGGCAACCGGCATCCGCTTATTAATTTAATTAAAATAATAATAATCAAATATACTTATTTTGTCAATACATGGATTATTGGATATATAACAATAACTCTATTGATTAATATATACCACATCACACATATATATTAATTATATTATATATAATAAAAAGCCGGTCACAAAAACCGACTTTTTGAAAAACAATATTTAATTTTTAAATTTCAATACTAAATTCGTCTTTTAGCACTGCTTCAAAGCTTGGCTCTAATTCACAATAGCGTTTTAAAAACTCTATCGGCTCGCATGGTGCCAATTCGTGGTGAACCTTTTCTCGTGTCTCATCATCCATTAGAACGGCTATAGCGTCCATTTTTCTTGTGTTATTCTCATTTTTCCACCCCCTTTTTAATCCTCAATCTCGAACAAACAGAACTTGCATTCTAACTCGTCAATTTCTGCTTCGTATTCNNACCCTGATACCATGCTACCGACATACAAGGCATTTTCCGGATTGTTCAAAATCTCTTTGAGTTTATCTGAAAACTCAATGTTGCATTTTTTCGAGCGGTTTATAATTTCCTCGTCCTCATTTATTCTTGTTTCAATGCTTTTCATAAAAGCTCTAAATTTTGGAGTATCGGGATTGCTTCCAATTTCTCCATATATTTTAAATTCTCTCATGTTCTGCGCCCCCTTAATCCTCTTCACAATCCTCAATTTTCCAATTAGGTCTCATTCCCTGGGCTTCCCATATGAGATAATCTCTCATATCGTCAATATCTTGTATTTCTGCCCATTTGTCATGGTCCTCTTCAAATTCTGCGTTTGGTTCAAACCACGCTTTGACCTCTTCAAAGGTCTTTGGCTTGCTATATTCGGCTCTGTTATCAACATCAACTATTCTGTATTTCATACTCTTTATACCTCCAATAAAATAAACTATTTATTTGCTACGACATAACTATAGCATTTTGCACTCTATATGTCAACACTAATTTTAGTGTTTTAATAAAATAATTTTTATCTACTATATAAAGCAATCAAAAATATTTTATTTTCTCCTCATCTGTTGGCACTATCTCTATTATGTCGCTAGGCTGCAGCCTTAATATAATGCATATAGTGTTTAAAGTATCTAGTGTTATACTTTTACCACTTCTTATATTTGACATGGTAGCTTGGCTCAATATCTTTTCTTTTCTTATTCTAGTACTTGTATATCCTCTATTAGATAGCTCTTTGAGTACATCAATTTTGTATTTAATCAATGTTTTTCAATCCTCTTTTCTATATTATATTTTTATTCTTTTATGATACTTTAAAACGTTTTTAAAGTCAACTAATAAAAATATTTTATTTTCACTAATTTTGGTGTTGACATACACTAATATTAGTGCTATTATAATGTCAAGTCGAAAGACAAGGAACAAAATAAAAAAGCCTGTCGCAGAGCTACCAACTGAACGACAGGCACCAAACAAATAATATGAAAGGCGCGTATATTATAACATACGTGGGAAAAGGTGTAAACATGGAATACTATTATTTATCAGCAATCAAAGAGGATGTAAAAAATTATATTGACGATGAAATAACAATTTCTGATTTTTCAGACCGTGACGAGCTGGAGAACTACTTAAATGACGAGTTATGGACTTGCGACAGCGTAACCGGCAACGCGAGCGGTAGTTATACTATGAACCGCTTAACAGCTAGAGACTATGTTATCGACAATATAGATGAGCTTAACGATGCCGTTGAAAATCTTGGAATTGACAAAAATATCGTTGGTGAGAAGTTTCTCGCCGAGGATTTTGAATGGTGCGATGTAACAATTAGATGCAACTTACTATCAAGTGCAATTAGTGAAGTACTCGACAGCATGGAGCAAAACAACGAACTAGATTTTGACAGCGACAACGAGTAATTAACATTTAAGCCGGTGCAAGTTCACCGGCTTTATATTATTTTCAGGGCAAAAGATTTATATATAAGAGGCAATTCCTATAGTTATTATTTCACCGTAATGTATTTAGATGACTATTTGAGCCTCAAAAAGTTCAGTAAAATGGTTTCTAAACTCGTAAATATGTTTTGTCAGGCATTGCACAACGGCAAGACAGCAACAGAAGCCAAAAACATGCAATTACATTTTTGTGCGTTGTGCCCGGAATATTTCCCGGCATATGAAAATATTTACAATGAAATAGCATGGATTTAGGGGGCACAACTATGGACGATTTAAAAGAACTTTTAAAGGCTTTCGGGCTTTTTGTATCATGCCTAATTATTGGGTATGGCGGTTTGTTTTTATTTTTTTTTTAAATAGCTAATATTAAGGAATTTTTAGCCGGTTCGATTCCGGCTATTAGCTTTATATATAAGGCTTTTCAGGTCTTATATTTTAATCTGTTGAGGGCTACCAATTAAAAGCGGTTATAAGTGCATATATTAATGCTTTGAGCGTTTGAGGGCTACCGGCTTTTGTGGTCATAAGTGCATATATACAGACATTCGCGGATAATGTAAAGCCGTATCGGTGTGGCATTTGAACTTGCGACAAGTGAAGCGATTAACAAACGTGGGGAATAGCAAGCGCAGAGCAACGAGCGTTAGACATGCTAAAGTGTGTAAGATATACAGCGCACTATAAATATTTTGTATGCATATATAGGTGATTTGCGTTACCGCCTATAAAAACAGATTAACGCACGACAGACCGCGAAAAGGTCAAAAAGCAACCTATAAACCATGTACTAAAACAGAAAAGAGGGTTAATGAATGGATAACAAACTAACTACGCTTGACGCTGTAGAAATGGAAATAAGAGCACGCTACAATGGTAAATATACGGATGTATTAGGCTATCAGGCAAGCGAGCGCGCCACACGCAAAGCGATAACGGATATTTTTAAGCATACCGCTAATTTTGGAACGTGTGACGATGTATTAACGCTCATTAGTGGCAAGGAATACCGGCGGACGGCTTTTATTAACTATCTACAGCATGAAAACTATATAAGCCCAATAATTAAGGCTTGTTATAGTTAGGGGGATGTATTATGTCTAATTATGAGTATTTGGGGAAAAAGGAAATATATAAGCGCGTTCAGGCGCTAGGCTATGAGATGCCAAAAATAAGTGACTTTGATTATATCAAGTATGACTGTATAGAGTGGATGCAATCGCACGAGTTAAAAATAACAGTTCAAAAGGGCGGTGAATGGTTGCAAGTCGTAGAAAAGCGCGCGCACGTTCGCCCGGTCACGCTTTTTTGCGACTATCAAGCCGGGAAATATATTACGCGTTACTACTAGGGATATTTTATATCCCTTTTTGTCGTGTCAAAAATCAAGCATGCAGCCGTTGGAACTGTCGGACTGTCGTACATTGACAAATAAATAAAAACGGTTTATGATTTTATGATATACACATTTAAAGCCGTGTATTTGACGATTTAAGGGTTTTTAAACGTGTTAGCGTGGAT